AGGTCAGATTTTTGTAAGCGAGGTCCTAATAGCTATACTAGGACGAAGAGTGAGAGTAGCAAGTCCGACTTGTGTAGCTAATACAACAAGTTTGTAATAAGACACTACAGCTGCTGGTGTGACATAACTCTCCATAAGAGTAGACGATAGTTAATTGGTTGAGGAGAGAGCACTATTTCCCTGGCTATTGAGAGCATATGTCTCCAGGTAATAAGTTCCTTCCTTCATTATATTCATAGTGCGACCATCAACAATTTTAACTGATGATTATAAATGATTATACGTCAGATAATCTAGTGGATTCTCTGCAGCAGCATTGGTACCCAATGTATATCCTGTATCTTATGTTGGTACAGGATCAATTAAAGTAATATCATATTCTACAAATAAATTTCCTAATGCAATATGTTAAGTAGTGGTATCTGCATAAATATACATTATAGCTGCGTCATGTAATAGCGATTCAGTTGTTAGAGTATCTGCAGCTCTTATAAAAAATTCTTTGTTAGACATCTTTATGTGACTGTCAGGAATCAAAACACCCTAAGTATAAGCCTATATCTGTTTACAATTCTTTTAAGAGGTAAAACATTGTTATAGGCTTTATGGAGGGGGTTAATTCACATCCGAATATATAACAAACACTAAGGATCCTGCCGTGGTGGACGGACATTTAGCTTCGTAAATAAATTTTAAAGAATTTAGTTTATATTTATCAAATTTTAAAGCTAAATTATAAAACCAAGGGAATGTTTTAAAATTCCCGGCTTGTATTCTTAAAGCATGGAGTAATTGAAATCCTTCAGCACTCGGATTACTTAATGAAGTAATAAATTCTCTATTAGTCATTCTTAGTGTTTAAGGAAGTTTCGGATAAATAGGACTTCTGTCCATTCTCATAGGAACTGATTTAACCATTTAATATTGTTATCTTTATTAAGGTCTCTTTCTATTTGGTTATTTTTTCTAAACAGTTTTCTTCTGTTGTTTTTAGTTTTTATTGTTAGCAACTGTAGCTATCTTTGATCCGTTAACAATGAACGGTACCTTCGAACAGTCAGCGAAGGTTAATCTATTATGCAGCCCGATTGACAGGGTTGGAAGTATATTTCTGTCAATAACAGAACAGCAGTCGGTCCTTGGTAGGGCGTGCCGAAAGAATATATAACGCATTATTTTAAATGTTTATTTCTTCATTACATTAAAAATACTGATATTGCGCTCTGATAACGTTAGTAAAGGATCTCCTTGTTCACATTACGGTTTACTGAAACCACCTACATACATATTTTTATCACCTTTGATAAAGGAGCTGTATGAAACTCCTAACAATAGGGACCAATGAAAACTCATTTCGTAATCATCAATTTACCTTTTGTTTTTATGCATTTTTTCTGAATAATTAGCTGTTTTGGCATAATCAAACTCTGTATATTCGTTATCCAATACCATATCACAAAATGGTTTTAATAAACCACACCATGAAAGTAGCTAGTATATTCTGGAATTTTTATGTTCTACCAGTCCTACGGAAGTTTTTGTTACTAAACCTGAATAAAGTGCTCTTTCAGGCTATCTAGTGATGGAGTGGCCTTTTTCCGTAACTAACCCACAACAGGAAAGAAAACTGTAAGAATTGATCGAATATTCGACACTCTTGCAGACTTATCCTAGTCCTCCTATTCCTGGAGACTGAATGTATACTTTAGAGTAAAGAGCAGCTCGAATGGTTATGGCTGCACTTTCTTCACAAGCAACAAGCACATCATCTCCGGAAACATAAACGATATATTTTCCTTAAATTATGTGTATTTCGGATAGTGCGAAATGTATATACATATAGACCCTAAGGCTGTTACCGAACGTAGTTCTTGTAGCGTGGCCTGAGAATACTGTACCGTGTATATGGCCTTATTCAATAATCTTTTTCATCCATCTAATCTTATAAGGCGTTTTTAAACACAAAATATACTTTCTTAAATCTCTCTCCATAACTGCGTTTATATCAAGTCCTCCTTATCTAAGTGTATATATAACTTAAGACCACATCTATCTAATAAACTCGTTATCACAGCAGTCTATAAGAGAAGCGTATTATGACGCGTCATGACCAGAAGTATCGCACGTTATAAATACGTAATTTTTAGGAATCTCATTGTTAAACTTACCTTATAGATCACCCTTATTTAGTCCATGTACAAAAGACGGTAACACAGACTTTAACATTTAAACTAATACAGAATTAAAAGCTGTAACTAACAGCATTGTTTCTTCTGGGGGATTCCATATGACCCTGGGTCTGTCGGATAGGAATCCATCAAACGTTTTGTTAACCTCTTTCTATTTAACAACTGCTTCCATGACCATTGGGAACTCAGTTCCATTTAATAGTTTATCATAACCACGAAGATATGATAATTTCTTCTTAGAGGGTAACTTATTAAGAAATTCTTCAATATTAAAAAAGTATTTACACATCTGGCTTTTAATTAAACTCGTCATTTTCCTAACCTATTGAGTGGAAAAAGATTAAAACGACGATAATATATCGGGATCAGATTAACTTCTAGATCCACCTTATCTAGCTACAACTGAATATATCAAATTGATTATGCAATTGGAATAAGTAACCAGTTTTGCTGGTTGTTTATTCTAACTCGTAATCTATCCGGACTGTCTCCATTATTGTAACATATTTTTATGCTCGCAGTTACAATGTTATAATAATTAACCGTATAATTGTTCTGTCCTTTAATGTATGGTTTTACGGGGTTTTACTAAACTTTATCCGTCTGCTAAAACATCTTTATTAAACCTGTTTTATTCGACGTGTATATTAGTTACACAATTATTAGTGAGCTAGTCACCTACATAGTTCATAACAGTTTTGTAGAGACTGATTTAACTCATGTGATCACCTAACGCACCCACGCCTTATACTATCTTCTTGGGTACCAACCATTCATACAACCATTCATTAATTATGTATCTTCTCTTGATACAAAAATATATTAAAAATAATAGGCTGCAATATAGAAGATGGTAAGGATCAAATATTGAATTTTTATTTATACTAGTGATAAATAAGCCAATTATTAAAATTATTACGTATAAAA